CATTTAGAACTATTACCTTAATCAAATCAATGGCGGCAACAGACTACCTTAATGTGTTTGTTGGGTCTTCGGATGGGGTAGATTCCGCAACATTCCATAGAGGGAGTTCATGCACGATCAATAGAATAGCTTAATTACAAGGGGGTTAAAAAATGACAAAATTTAAAATTGAATATAAGAGAAAAGAAATAATAGAAGAAAACAGACTTCAAGAAAAAATAACCGAACTTAACAGCGTCGGAGTAACAAGAATAAACATCACCCCTATAATAGAAGAAGAAATATAATTAATACATACATTTATATAGTTACTATATATAGTTTATATATGGAACTAAAAACAATTAGTGATTTAATTAATTTATCTAATAAAACTAAACCCAATGAATGGATAAATATTAATATAAAACTCAATGAAATAAATGGGGAAATATATTCAGTAATTAAATAATGGAGGTTAAAAAACATGGGAATAACCGTAAACATAACAGATTTTGAAGATGGAAAAACCGCTTCGGGAGTTGACTTTTGCAAGTTCAATACTTCGGAAGGAATGATAAGCGCATGGGATGAAGTAATCATCAAGACACTAAAAGGTCAATGTGGAAACGATATAGAAGTAGAAATCCAACTCTCAAAAGATGGGAAATACAAAAGCGTAAGGAAAATCGTTAAAGTAGGAGAAGCCAAGCCCGTTCCAGTAGTTACCGCACCTGTAAGTAGAAATGCAGTTGAGAGCAACAAACAGGCGGGAGTAGCTATGAGATACGCTGTTGATTTGTGTATCTCTGGAAAGATACAACTTAGCGATATTGAAGTTAGCGCATCAGCATTACACCAAAGTATGAAAGATTTAGCGGAATAATCCGACATTTTACACCAAGCAATTAATGTGTTTTTCCACAAAATTAGTATATGGAAAAAACATATAATATAGAATTGCATGGGGGGAAAGTCAATGGGATTTAAACCAACTAAACCTGATTACTCGGGAGATGGCGTTGCGATCTGGAATGCTACCGATAAAAACGGTAAGCAATATCTTAAAGTTAAGATACTAGGAACAAGCAACGTTAATTGCTTCAAAGCGTAATAAAGTGTTGTTATACACTACATTTATTATTTTATTATTTTGTTAAATTTCATAGTTCAATGGGGGAGGGACACACCTATTTTATCAAGTAACTCTTTTTACTACTCCCCCCACTCACAATCAAAATGAAATCAAATAAAACAGGAAACTACCTAATTGTATGTCCGAAATGTGATAAAGACTTTGATTGTTCAAGTGAAATTAATAAGTGGAAACTTGATATGCTAGAAACTATTGAAATACTAATGTTAATTGATAAAATCACAAATAATCGTTATAAAAAGAAGGAGGTGGAAAAATGACAGGATTAGAAGGGGTTTTGGTGGGTTTAATTGGATCAATATCAACAATAATAACACTATTCATGGCTAGAGAGATATTGTTAAAGGGTATAAAGTAGTATTATCACTACACTAAAGGCTTATTGTTCTTCCCCCCCTTGTTTGCTACCGCAAATCGCCCCCATGACCGCCAACAAACATAAGCCTTTTCCCTAAAGGGCCGTTTCGTTTAAGTGCTAGTCAGGACTAAAACGAAACTCTAGAAAAACAGAGAGTTTCGCTCTCTTAGTAGAATTAATTAAGGAGATATATATAAAATGATGAGTAGAAAACATTTTAAGGCTTTTGCAGAAGCAATTGCAAGTGTAGATATAGATAAGAATGAGAGAGCCACATTGGTTAATTTAATAGGAAAAGTGTGTGCAGATGAGAATAAGAACTTTGATTGGATGAAGTTCGGAGAAGCGTGTGAGTTTAGGGAGGTGGATAAAGATGAAAACAATAACAATAAAGTGTGAGGAGTGTAAGAAAACCGTAACAAAAAGCCTTGAAAAAGATGGAAGTTATATCGGTAAAACTTGCTGTGGATACAAATACATGAAGCCCACAGAGGAGCATAAGGGAGGTGATGAAGAATAGCTTAACCATAGCTATTTTTTTTGTTGCGCGTGTATCCCTCAAACGCAAAGCTTAAATATTTCGTTCACTTAGCTTTTCTAGTGGAAAAGCTGTTTACAAATGGTTAGCTTATTTGCGTTTGAAAGCGTCTAATTTAGCCTTCTAAGCCTCTTAGGGGGCAAAAGAGCCTTATTCAGAATTATTAGACGCTTTGGGGCATATTGCTGGCTTGTGGGTTGACCTCAAGCCATTTATAGCTTGCGCAAGCTGAAAAGCATATAAGCTTATAGACCTGCGGGTTTACTATCTATAAGCATGTAATCTTTTAGCTTGCTTTATGTTCACCCCCACCGTCCCCCTCTTAGGGGAACTACTACTTCGGGCAAAGCTTTATCTATCTAGCCCGCTAGCGGTCTAGCTTAGTAAAGCTAAGCCTACTACTACTAAACTCCCAACGCCTCGCGGCTCGCTTCGGCTCGCCGCGCTAACTCCCACCTACTAACACCCTATTAAGATAATACTAACATGCGATTATTGAGATTTGTTTCTTTTTTGTATCCTAGTTCCCAGACAGATTTTTTTTAAATTATCGTTATTAAAGAAATTAAAATATATAAAAATTATGAAACTATATATTTATATAACCCCAAATCGATAAATATATTTTCTTATACTATATATATATTATATAGAAAGAGTTGTAGTAGTAGTAGTAGTGGACTATATATATATATACTTTTACACGGGGACTTTTCCAAAAAGTGCGAAAGTATATAATAAAACGAAAGGTTTATATAGTATCATATACTAATTATATACATGACAACAACAAAATGTATTAGCGTTTCTGAAGAATTTTCGAAACTTGCGAAGGATAACCATATCTCATGGAGTGAGGCTTCTAAGATCGGAATGTCAATAATGTTAGCAGAATTAGGGGTTAAAGACTACGATAATAAACTTAACCTTGTAAGAAAAATGCAAACATTTAAGGAAATGGCTGAAAACCTATCTGAAAGGATGGAAAAAATTGAAAACAAAAAGGAATGAAAAAATAATTGAAATTCGCGAACAATTAAAATTAATTCCTAATAATATACCTGTTCACTTAGGTGACTTAGAAGAAATATATAAAAATGAAAACAGAGATGACGCTTGATACATGGCAAAAAAATGTATTAAATACAAAAGGGAACCTATGTCTGTGTTCAGGTCGTCAAGTTGGAAAGTCAACCGTAATATCCATGAAAGCAGGGAACTCCGCTATGGAGAGCAAGAAATCGATAATGATAATAGCCTCCACAGAAAGACAAGCACTACTTTTATTCGAAAAAGTCCTAAGCCACATTTATCTAAACGACAAGAAGATGATAAAGAAGGGGAAGGACAGACCCACGAAAACGAGATTGAGGTTAGTAAATGGGTCGGTTATTCATTGTTTACCCACAGGCGACAGCGGATACGGGATTAGAGGATTCACAATAGACGAACTATACGCAGATGAAGCCCATTTCATTAAAGAGGAAGTTTGGGCAGCTGTAACGCCCATGTTAGCCACCACAGGGGGAACAATTAATTTACTATCAACTCCATTTGGCGCGTATGGTTATTTTTACAGATGTTTCCATGATAAAAAATTCACCTCAATACATGTTAACACAGAAATAGTCGCAAAAGAAAGAGAAGAACCCCAAAAAACCAATATGTTAGAATTTCTAAAGGATGAAAAAATGAGAATGACTAAATTGCAATATCAACAAGAATATCTTGGTTTATTTGTGGGGGGACTACAAAGATTCTTTCCAGACGAATTAATTGAAAAAATATGCACTCTCCCCCCTCCCATTTCTAAGGGTAACTCTTTTAGGGGGGAGAATTTCCAAGGAATAGATATAGCGAGAATGGGCGGGGATGATTCTGTTCTCGCCACACTTCACAGGATTAATAAGGAAACACTCTTACAGATTGATTTAGAAATTACCTCAAAAACATATTTAACAGAAACCGCAAGATTGGTATTAAGAAAAGACACTCAATTTAATCATAAGAAAATTTACATTGATACAACAGGGCTAGGATGGGGTGTTTTTGATATACTAAAAGAAAACCCATTAACTAAAAGAAAAGTAATTGCGATTGAGAATGTCAAAAAATCATTGGATAGAGAAAGGGGAAAACCCACAGATACAAGGAAAAAAACAATAAAAGAAGATTTATACAATAATTTAAAGAATTTGATGGAGAATAATAATATAAAATTATTTGACAGACCCGAATTAATACAAAGTTTAAGATCAATTCAATATGAAAACGAAAAGGGAGATCTAAGAATATATGGAAACTTTTCACATATCGCCGAAGCACTAATTAGGGCGGCGTGGTGTATGAAAGACAAAAGTTTAAATATTTGGATTAGTTAATACTAACATGGCTGATACTGGAATATTCGCAACGACTTTGGAAGTTCAAAGAAAAGCGGGAGCAAATGCAAGTTCAACATCAAAAGCAGAAGCGTATGTAAATGATTACATGACACAAGCAGAGAGTTTAATTAATGTTATAACCCGAGCAAATTGGAGTGATAGTTATAGCGGACTTAATGTAGATGTTAAAGGAGTGTTAAAAGAAATTGCAAGTAATTTAGCCGCTATTTATGTTATAACTTATGATCTATCAGGATATACCAGTAGAGTAGAAGCGGAAGATATGATTAATGTTCTTAGGGACGCGGCACTTAGGGGAATGTCAATATTAAAAGATAAGAAGCCCCAAGACTTCATGATTGCAGCATAATGGTATTCATACATGACTTTGTTAAATTTCCAGAACTTACTAATTCACAAATGCAAATATATTATTTCGATTCACCCCACAGACAAATTACTGAAGATTTTACTGCTCTTGTTACTAAGGTAATAGATGGGGATACAATCCAAGTAAAATGGACAGACAGAAATTTTGAGTTTCCAATAAGATTTATAGCTATCGCAGCCCCAGAAAATAAAGAAAGCGGTGGAGAACAAAGTAAGAGTTGGTTAGAATCACAATTACTAGGGGAAACTGTGGATGTAATTGTAGATAGTAAACAAAGGGTAGGAAAATGGGGGAGATTACTAGGGGCAATATTTTCTAAGGGAGTAAACATAGGAGAATTGAGTATGACTTTAGGTTTTTCACAACCTTTCTCAAGTGAAGGCGGGGGAAAGATTGGGGACATTGATAAATCACTAAAGAGGTTTAAAGTAAAATGACATTAGACACGCAAGAAGTTCCAGATTTATTTAACTCCTCTAGGGATGACGAAATAGGATTTTCAAA